GTACTTATACGCTCCAACTCTACGTCTCTACTTTGAGTCCTTAGATTCAGAAGCTCCCTGGCTCCTGCAACCTCTACTTCTAGTTGAGCTGCGGAAGAGACTCCTGTGGCCCGTATAATACGTAATAGTTCCTCCTCGGCGGCAGCTCTAGCTTCTGTATCTAGACTTAGCCTCTCTGCTTGGTTTGCCGCTAGAGTGTAGGCTTCCCCAAGTGCTACTATTTGGCCTGCGGCCCTTTCATCAGGAGCAATATCTCCTGTTCCTGCGGACAGGATGGATAAAGAGGACTCTGCCCCACGGGATGCTATTTGTAAATTACGTATAGACTCTGCGTAACCTTCCACACTTCGGTTAGACACCCCTAGACTACCTCTCAACTCCTCATTAGTAGCACGAAGTCGAGATAACCCGGCCGTCAAACCATTAATGGTGTCAAACAAGGTAGACAAACGAGCCCTAGTAACTCCCGCAGCCTGTCGCTGCTCTCGTAGTGCTATAGCATCTGCTAGAGCTCTTTCCTGGGTGGAGATAAGCTGCTCGGTTTCTTGTATTGCTAAAGGTATGCCTCTACCTGTCGCTAAGGCTTGTCGGTTAAGCTCTGCCTGACTGGTTGCTTCTCTTAAAGGAGACGCTGCTCTATCTTCAGCACTAGAAATCCTATTTAAGAATGCTGCTACACCAGATGTAGATTCCGCAGCTCCTTGAGTTACCTGTCTGAATGCTTCGGTGGCATTAGCTGAGAAAACCTCCCAAGGAGCCCCTTGGCGTGCTAGTTCTGTAAGAGCTCCGAAACGCTGTTCAGATTGACGGTTAATTTCATTAACCAGTGCAGCCCTTCTTTGGTACTCTGTAAGACTGTCGGAGCTAATGCCTAGTTGGGTTGCATAGTTACTGTATGCCCTAGTAAGAGTCGTCGTTACACCGATTTCATCTAGGATTTCTATCTCTAGTTTCGAGGTACCACGGATAGCCCTGTCTAGAGCGTCCGTAACATCAATCCCTAAGGCTAAAGAAGCTCTTCGAGCAGCTAAGGTTAATGCTTCTAGTTGGTCGGTGGTAAATCCAAAACCGACGCCCCTAGTTGCCTGTTGCAACGCGTCCGTGTAGGCAACGGTAAAACCTGTAGCATCCTGGATCTGCCGGGCTACTCTAGTAACAGGAATCCCCAGGTCTTGCGTAATGGCGTTACCTATATCTTCCATCCTGTTTACTGCTTCGCCTTGCGTAAGTATTCTTAGTGCCTCACTTACTGCGAATATATTAGCAGCTACAACTGCGTACAGTTGAGGAATAGGCCCCGCTACTCTGGCAAGGTCTGAGAAAGTTCTTACAGCCCCCCTACCCTGCCTGTTCACTCCTGCTGCTCCAGAAGCTGCATTATTTAGCCCTTCTCCTGCACGTCTACCTTGACGCCCTGCAGAAGCCATTGCATCACCAGTTCTTCGGCTCTGACGCTCTACGTCTATCAACCCATCTTCTACTCTCTCTAGATCAGCACCTATACTATCAGCTAGGCGATCCATGGCTTGAATAGACTCTCTGGTAAGCCTATCTAACGCTGCATTGGTATCGTTGGTTTGGTCTATTAAGGTGAACAAAGAGTTAGATATCTCTTCTAAGCTCGCCTCAATTGCTTCACTACCTGCATCCTGACTCAGTGCTGAGCGAAGGCTTTCAGTAGCAGAGTCCGCGGATCTTTCTACCTGACGTAAAGTTTGAGGGATACGGTCTAGCTCCTCTCTTAGTAGCTCCGCTCCCTCAGCAGAGTCTATTAAAGTATCACGTATTCTTTGGAGCTGCCTTTCTGTGGCGGCAGCTCCTCGCTGTTTGACGTTAATTATTAGTTCGTCAATTAGCCTATTTGCCATACTAGCCTCCGAAAAATATTAGTTAGTAATTTTCACTTTCTTCACGAAGTCAGAGGCAAACCCTATACCTGCACTAGCATTAGCAACTAATACCGTTTCATTAGATCCGCCCTCTCGATCTCCCTCTATTTGGTTGATTCTAAAGCCTCCCGCTAGACCATGTCCGTGTCCAACTACGAGTTCGCTACTAGGCAAACCATAGAGAGGAATAAACTCTACATTAAAGGTATCTAGCAAGTTCAATTGGGCGGATGTAAATTCTGATAGCATTGCCCTTAGCGTAGCATGAGTGCCAAACACGTACCAGGTTCCCACGATACTGTTGTACTGATCAGGGAATGAGTTTAATACATCTACCACAGTTTCGAAGTTTCTAGGCTGATCTCCTGTAACCGCTGTTGCGGTGGTCAGTTGAGCTGCGATAGCTCCTTCCATTTTTAAGATAGTTTGGCTAGCTAGAATACTATTTAATGCAGCGGATAAATCTGGTACTGCATCCTCGATTGTCTCATCTCTAATAGTGCTCTCGGTACTTATATTATCTCGATCGATGGTGATACCTCCCAATACAAAGTCGGTAGCTGTACTGTTAGGTAAGTCTAGTACAGGTAAATTAGTATCCTCCCCAGATAACACCACGTTATTGAAAATCCTAATGGCAGGGCTAGCCTCTAAAATCACATTACGTAAGCCGGATATCTGAGTATCTGGAGTCCCTGTGATTGCCTTCTCTGCTATTAGTTCTTGGTTTGTTTTATTTACATATTCTTCAAAATTTTTCATCTTTTCTCCAATAAAAAAGCTCTGGGCTTTTACACCCAGAGCAAGCTCGTGGAATTGCCCATTGAGGACTCTTTAGTTACCTCACTGCTGGTTAGATTTTCGTACTAATGCCTTAAACCTTCGCCCTTCTTTAACTAACGCTTTATGGTCTAGGTGCTGTACTATTTCTACTGCTAGTCTTCTATCTTTCTGGTCTGTGATGCCAGAATACTCATAGAAAACAGGTAAGGTATTCAAGTCTTTTCCTTGATATACTAGCCCATAGTCTGTACTAGCATATCTGTCAGGTAATCTGTTAAAAATATCCACGCAGTCCCTTACTAGTTGAGGGAAGTCATGTATATCCAAAGGTACATCTGAGGCTTTGGGAGAGATTCCCTGAGTCTCACATAATAAAAAGTACTTCTTTTTAGTAAAGGCACCAGTCTTATCAAAATATCTATCTAGTGCCTCGAATAAGCGCGTGTATTGCTTACTTACGAAAATTGTCCAACTTGCCTAGAGTTTGGGACACCCATGTATCAAAGATCTTAGAGTTATCTAGCAAAGACACAGCGTTAGTAACACTGAAGTCTACTTCTTCGTCTAGATTGCCAAATCTATCTTCATCGATAAGTACTAACTTGCTTAGCACGTGGCCTGTTAATCCCGTCCACCCTAAAATAGCTTTTTCTGCGTAGTTATCTAAGTATTTGTCTTTATCTAGGTCTGTATAAGGAATGCCAGTTTCTTCATCCATTTTTGTTACCAAAGAGTTTTCACGGATTCTTGCTAACTCTGATTTTGATAGATGGTTGAGCGTGACTTTAAAGTCCCCAAACCCTGTAAGCTTAAATTCTGCTGATTTAGATGGTAAAACAAGTTGTGCGATGTTAAAATTTGTCATATTAATAGTCCTCCATATTCCACGAATATGTTATTTGAATGCTCTGCCAGTGATACATCAAAGTCCTCCTGAAATACTTGGCCTGGAGTAAATCGTTTGATGATACGGGCATTGTCTATAGAAAATAGCAGCCCGGCTTTCTGTATCTTGATGTTAGATGCGAAAGGCAGGTCACTGGTATTGTTTTCATTATTAAGTGTAGTAGTTATAGTGCTAGAAACTGCAAAATCGGTAATAGTAGCCTTAGAAGGACTATAAATAGAGCCTATAGTGTGTAAGGTTCTATCATCTCTCCACTCGGTTCCTTGCTGGAAGCTAGTGCCTACAGTAATTACATTATTGTGTATCGAATTGTCTATCAGAAGCTGTGTAGGGGATACTCCTAGAGGGTCTCCTTGCTCTGCTAGACCTGACGCTAATGGTAGTGAGTGTGCTCTATCAATATCTGCTGCTGTGAAAGTAACATTAAACGTTAGGGGTTGATCTATCGAAAAAGTCACATCCACTGATTGTATAATAGCCTTAGATACTTTAAAAGAATTTTCGGAGTTCACCACATACAACTCACAGAAGTGAGGAGAGATAGGTAGTTCAGTAGGGAGAACGTATTTGTTAGTTAATCCCTGCCTATCTAGACCTACTATCTCATAAAATACACCTTCAGTGTATGAGTTAGTGGCTAGTACTTCTATACTAAAGCTTGCAGGATTTCTCTCCGACGTAATACTAACTGGCTTACTATTCTTAGAGTGTAGAGTCTTTCTAAGAGTTGTAGTAGTACTATAGGTCTGGGAGAACTGAAAGTTAGAGAAGGCATCAAAGCGATACCCTCTCCCTTTAAAGTATAGTAATATCGTGCACTCCCGTAAGAAGGTATGTGCCATTAGTCCATTACTCCGTGATAGTTACTGTAACTGTGTTAGAGGCTACTCGCTCATTGATAGAGTTGAACGCCCCTACCCAATAAGTGCCCGCATCTTCTGTTGCAGCAGCGCTAATAGTGTAGTTTTGGGAGGTCTCACCGCTAATTGCTGTATTACCTTTGAACCACTGATAGCGTACGCTATCCGCAGTAGCTTCGCTGGAAAGGGTAACTCCTGCACCCACTGCCGCTGTCTGGTCAGTAGGCTGTGTAGTAAAGGAAGGTAGTGCAGGAATAGATGCTGCTCCATCTCCTCCATGTATTAACGCACGTATTTGGTTACGAGTATACGTAGGGCTCATACCTAGGAATACTTCGTCTCCACCATCTAGGGATGTCGGAATGCCTTTGAACTCTATAGTAGTACCTAATACATCGTCGGTACGAATAGAAGGGATTGACAGGTGAGCTATAGGGAGCACAACGACTACTGCAGGAGATGGAGTATCATAGATACCACCTAATGATATGCCCATCTGGAAGCTATTAGTGATATCACGATTTCTCACTAACTTATTAAGTAGTTCGGCTGCCGCATCCTCAGTAATATCCTGACTAGTTCTCAGGTACGCATCTATAGACCCTGTAACCTCAAAGGTTCCTGTAAACGATCCAATAGGTAAATCAATTCTAGATAGAGTACTAGGAGTTAGGTAGGTAATATTATTACTAATAGTAATAGTACCGCCAGTAACCGGCACGTTATAAGGAGCGTAGTCCCCATTATCTCTAAGTAGAACTTCTGTAAGTCTATTTCTAACATAAGTAGTAGAGTCATTAAACACTGCATCCGGGAAGTCGTAAGCAGATGCGGCTCCTGAAGCCTTAGACGCTGCAATAGCCGGACCTAGTACCTCTGGCCCTGTAATACCTAAAGGAATCAGGTTAGTTCCCTGCCCTGTCCATGCTGTTAGGCCAATTCCATCAATCTCTATAGAGATTTCTGCTTGGTTTATCTGTACTTCTTCTACTTTATACCACTGGGCATCTACCAAGTAATATAGGCTAATTTTGTTAAGTTCATGATGTTGGTTATCCGTAAACTTAACTAGCATATTCGTAGAGTTTGCTTCCACCCCTTTATCATCGGAGATATTTAGTGCAGAACCACTCGCCAAACTGTGCCACAATGCATAATCAGGGGTAAGGATAGCGCTAACACCAGAATCTAGATAAGGTCTTAAGTAGGTGGAAAAGTTCCAGTCTACAGGGTTTAGTGAGTCATTAAAACGTCTAGACCCTCTAGTAGGTACAGGCCCGGCCTCCGTTAGGCTGATATCAGTAGAGTTACCATCCTGGTTAAATGAGAAGTCATCCTGTATTAGAACTTCCCAAGTATTAGTTGTTGATATGTCTGCGTCTGTGGCTGCAGTACTTGCCCACAAACGCGTATTTCTTAATAATTGAACACTCATTAGTTGTATTACTCCTTAACGCGGAAGCCTACCGTTTCTATCCGCGTAGCGTACAGAAATGGATACTTCACCTATACCAAGTGGTCTTAGTAGGCCTTCATCAGTAGTTATTTGTTCTATGGTCATCTCAGTCGCTTGCAAATCTTGAGTTGTGCCATCAGGTTTTGTTATAGTATAGGGTATAACTTCATTTCTGTCAACAAAGGTTTTTATGTCCTGGATTATTTCCTCTAATCTTTCCTCTGCTGCATCTTCTGATTTAACGTATGCCCGTATAAATAAAGTGAGAAAGTTCCATCTAAACCCCGAAGGTTGGTACTCCACACTCTCCGAGCCTAGTGTAACCGTGATGTGGGGATACCCTTCTATATCTTGAAAATGTAAGTTATTTCCACTTACCTCTCCCTCTATATCTGTCAAGTACACATCGAATAGAGGAGTGCCTTCGGGATAAGGAGGTACTAGCCTAGGGTTTCCAGGCTTTTGTTGACCATCCATTTCAACTAGTAGCTGAGAAATGATGGCTTCTTTAATGCTTGATCTATGGCTCATTAGTTGGTCTGCCTTGTAATTATTCGGAACCTAGAGTTTATTACATCTCTAGCCGCATCTTGTAGTGCTCTGTCTATAAGCACTGTAGGGTTACGTGCACCTGGGTATGGTCGATTGTATAGGTGGGGTTGAGTAGACCTAGCAGGGTCAAAAGTAGCGTATGGGTAAATCATGTACCTATACCCTATAGACACCCTAGGGTTGAATGCTCCTGTGAGGCTGACGGTGTCCACCTGTAAGGAGTTGGCAAACCTACCTGTTCGGTAACGCAGAGGCGCATTACTTCTTTGCATGTCTTGGGTTAGATAGTTTCGCGCTGCTATCTCTAGTAAATGTCTGAGAGAAGTTTCCGTGACAGTCTGTCCCTGAAGGTTAGTTATACCCTCTGTAGACCCTACAGAAACTTTTGTAGTAGTACGGTCTCTACGCCTACCTACTTTAGGTAGTACCCCTAGACGCCGCAATAACGCCTGCAGAACTCCTGTCTGACCCGTGTCCAGAGCTTCCCCTACCTCTCCCAGGATGTCTCTGCCATTAGGCCCCAAGTCTTCCTCAGGTATAGGTTTACTGAACTGAAATCTGATAGCCCCTATATCTCTCCCAACGCTCCTGTCATTAGTAACAACTGAGACGGCTACGTCTGCTCTCCTAGCACTACCCGTACGTTCTCTTGCCTTCTCTAAAGATTCACGTATTAATCTGGCAAAAAATCCTGAAGTAGGCATTATAATAACCTATGTAAATCTAGGATTCCTCGAATATACCCAGGAAAGCCTGTTGCTGCCGCAAAGTCCACAGTCTGCCCATTAATGGATATAGACTCCCTACCCCCATCATTTTTAAGATAGTGGCGTAATAGCTGCATCCCCGCGAGCTTCAAGTCACTAGGAATAGTATCTGTGTCTTGGTCGAAAGTTACCTCTAGTATACCGTTATCTAGGATACCTGTAGTAGCTACTGTCTGAGGGGACAGAATAGTGAGAATACCTAAGTCACTCACAAAGTAGTCTGCGTCTGTTAGCACTATAGGGTCGGTAGTAGCTAATGCTCCCGTATTTCTATAAGTAACTTGGGTAACTGTTAGATTAGTAGAATCCAGTACATAGCTAACTTTCTCTTGTCTAGTAAGAAAACGCTGAGTTATTCCATCCGTACCTAGAGTGAAGCCTAAATAGTCCTCTATAATCTTTTGTATCGGGTCTAGTAGAGCAGTTATAGAGGTATCTTCTTTAGTAGTGGTCATACTAGCAAAAGATTTATATTCTTCTAAAGTAAAAAGTGCCATTGGCTACCTCCAATAAAAAGGGGAGCCTTACGCTCCCCTTCTATCATTATGCTGCGTATTGTGCAGATGCTACGTTGTCACCGGTAAAGTAACGTTGTAGGTTCAAACGCTGTGTTGCGTAGTACGCATCACGTTGTTCACGAGCTCTACGCTCACGCTCTACCGTTACCTGACGTAGGCGAGGTACTACAAAGTCAGGAGTGTATACTAGGATACTAAATACTGCTTCAGCTACCTTCGCAGGGAACCACTCAGAAACAACAACAGGCATACCGTATACTCGGCCTACTTGTCCTTGTAGCTTAATAGCTGCATTACCTACCTGGTCTACGTCCGCGAATGCTGTATCTTCTAGAAGATCGTAGTAAGCATCCATTGATACGATAAGTACCAAGTCATTCATACGTAAGCCTTTACGACCTAGCTCACGACGCATTGGCTGAAGCATAGAAGCTGCAACTTTTGTAGCCCCATCATGGGTAGCAGTAGTAGTAACTACATTACTATCCGTATCGGCTAGACCAATTAGGCCTGCTGGCTGACCTGAACCAGTACCGCTCATAAACGCTTGCTCGATAGCACGAGCGTGAGCTTCTACTAAGTGACGACGTAGGATAGGTAGAAGAGGAATAATCGCATCTTCTGTAGTTTCGTCAGTTAGGTAAACTTTAGCTGCTAGCTTGAAGGTGCTTAGCGTAATTTCTGTTAGTGCTACGTCAACCTCGTTACCAGTAGTTGCGTCAGTACCGTATGTAGCCGCTGCTACCCAGTTAGCCATACCCGCCGTTGGCTCGATTGGAACACGAAGACTTGCAGAGTTAAGAGTAACTTCTTGGAATAAGTTACCAACTACTAGCTCTTGCTGAATATCACGAAGGATACGTGTAGAGAAGATAGTCTCATACTCGTCACTAGAAACTTCGATATTAGAGCTCTGATTTACTTTCTCAATTACCGACTTACCGTATACAGTATCTAGTACATCGTCTTTCTTGTCCATGAAATAACCAAGAAGCATTGCATTTTCTGCCATTTTCTCTAGGTCTTCAGCTTCTTTAGGTGCACCAAATGCACGCTTAGTAGCCCCTGCAGGGACACCCATACGAGCATTCATTAGCTGAGAGATTTCATCAGACTTAGAAGCAACTTCTGTCTGTAGTTCTTCTAGAGTTTTCGCGAAAGATTTAACGTCCGAGTCACCTAGCTTCTCCGTAAGCGCTTTCACTAGCTCAAGAGCTGTTTCTAATTTCTCTTTCTGCTCGCCAGTTGCTTCATCAACTAGAGCTTTCATACGTGCGGTTTCTTCTTCCTCACGTTGTGCTTTCTCAGCTTGCTCACGTTCTAAACGCTTCTGTTCTTTCTGGGCTTCCAAGTCTTTCTGGATACCAGTAAGGCCAAGTTTTTCTTTTAGTTCATCAATTTGTTGGTTAGTTAAAGGCATTTTGTTCCTCTTTAAATAATACCTAGCGCAGACGCTAGCTTTTCAAGTACATCTTCCTTGGTTTCGCATACTGATTTAAACAGTTCTTGTTCCCAGTCTTCCGATGTATCGTTGTCGTTATTAACACTAGCTCCTACGAGAAGCTGTTTCTTAAGGTTATTGTAATCCGAGTCCGACATGCTTTTAGCTAATTCGAACGTTGAATCTTGATTACAAGGTACGGATACTACAGAGATTTCTAGAAGCTCCAGTTCCTTGATTAAAAATATATCTGCATCACTTTTGTACTCAGCATCTAAAAGTCTAAATCCTACACTAAAGCTTTTTAGTACGCCATCATTTATTAGGCCATACTCTTTAACAGATTTTGAAATTTCTGCTTCTATCTCTAGACCTTCATCTGAGATAGTATAATCAACCATCTTACCAATAGGTTGCGAATGGTCATGCTGTGCTAGAATAATAGGGTTCTTGAGATAGTTAGGCAGTGCATTCTTACCCTCCCAAGCAGACCTAGGGATAACATCCCCTGCTCTATCTTTGGTAGTAGTATTTGCAAAACCACGTATTCTCAAAGGCCCGTCCTCTCCAGAGGATGACTTCTCAAAATGAGCACTAAGAGTGAAGTCAATTGGTTTCGTTAAGTTGCTCATTTTCCTCCCTAGCCGCTTTGTGTGCTCTTAACTCAGCAACATATTCTGTGTAGTCTGACACTAGGGCCTGATACGAACGATAGTTGCTGTTAATTGTATAGTGTGCTTGAACCATGGGGCGGGTTACTTCATTGCGCGGGTCATTAAAAAACTCATCCGCACTATGTGGTAAATGCTCCCCAAAGTCGTTGTAAATTTTACCGAAGTTAATTTTATTCATCAGACTCCTCTGGCCTTCCGCCCTCTTGTCCGGCTACTCCCGTTGCTGACCCTGCGATATTTTGAGGTACACGTATATTATCCATACCCTGATCCTCTAGTCTAGTTAGTCTAAGTTCTAATCTCCCCTCATTTGGAGTAATTAAACCATTATTAACTTTTGTAGATACAGAAGACGCCTCAGCGGCCATGTCAGGGGCTAGGGCTTGGATATTATCAGTCCTTAGTTGTATGTCATACGCGAAGAATGTTTCGAATGCAGATTCAAATTTCTTCATCATTGGTAAGACAGTCATGTAGTAGAATAGTTCGATATTCGGACGTATATTAGCATTATTGCCTGAATCCAGAAGTAAGAAAGGTACTCCTAGGGCTAATGCAACCTTTTTCTCGAACTCTAATACATCCTCTTTAACATCTAAGTCTCTAGATGATGTGGGTGCCAAGGACTTGGCTTTCATGCCCCCATCCAGAACTTTAACACTAGACCTACCCGTCCTAGGGTTATGGTCTAAAGTTATCTCTTCTTCGAATCTTTTCTTTAGCTTCTTACCAAGTATAGCTTCAGTTTCTAGAACCAAGCTAAATACTGCTCCATTATCAAAGAAGTTTTCTTTGAAAGTTAGGAGCTTGTCCCGTCTAACTAGACCACTTAAAGTAGAGAGGATTCTAGAGTATCCCACAATCTGAGTGGAGTCTCCACGTTTGTAAGCGTTATCCTTTATAAAGATAATCTCATTAGGTGAGAACTCAACCTGAGAGTTGTATATAAACTTGTTTGTGAAACGCCTAGTGTCTGCAAATACTTCCATGTTAGCCGCAGGTAGATGGTAGAGTGCTGTACTGTCCCAGTATATAAATGCCCAGCCTTCCATAATATAGTCCATTAATACTAGTCGCCAAAAGGTGTTAGTATCCATGAACGGGTTAGGTCTAGTATTTAGTAGCTGAGATACTTTCTCCTTGCGGATGCCCCCTGGAGGAGCCTTACCTAGAGCAGTAAACGAGTATGCCTCTTGTAAGTCAAAACTAACTTGAGCCCCACTGTCTACCAACATATTCACGCATCTGTTTACTACTTCTACCCCTTCAAAGGCTCTAGTAGTAGTCATCTGCCGCTTATTAGAGCTGGTAGATGAGGGGGTCTCTCTGGCAATCTCAGCTTGAGCTGGATTTAGTTTTTGTAGAATGTTATTTATCCAACCCATCTTACACCTTTAAAGTAGTCAAGTCCATACTAGGGACTTTAAGAGATAAGAAATTCGCTCCAGAAGCTGTATACTCTTTCCCATGTGTTTTAGCATGCTGTGCCTCTACCCATCGCTTCTGCTTCTCAGCAGTGTTGAGAGCAGGCTCCTGAGAGTATATCTGGTGCAGCCTAGTATGATCTCTATTGCAAAGGGTTACGGTATCTTCCACTAATTCATGCCAGTGTTGTTTATAGAAGTCTTCTCGCATATCGAGTACCTCTTCATCAGTTGAGATGGGAATACCATTCTCTTTGGCATACTGTTTTAGTAGTAAAGACACCGTAGTGTAGTGATGTAGCTCAAGGTCGTCCACAGCACCACAAATCTCACAGTGATCCTTCTTCTGGTAGTTAGACTTAATACCATCACGAATGTGCTTAGTAGCCACACGCTTGTTTGTATTTCTCGCCATAGTTACCTTCCTCATTAATATATGAACTAGTATATATTAGGGGTGGAAAATTGTAAAGGAGGTTTTATAATTCCTCATTTGTGATGCCATTCAAACACCCAGTTCCCACAGTCATATATCCTAGAGTAGCCATTGTCTTCCATATTCTGTTTTTCTGTTTTTTGTTGATCAAATGTTGCTAACACCCCCGATAGTTTGTGCTTCTGGAACTTCTGTCTACTAGATACTGTCTTACCATCCGGGTGTAGATACCAGTATCCCGGTCTAGTAGTTGACGCTAATGACATCCCCAAGGACTTATAGAGCCCTCCGTCAGAATAGAACCTGTGGCAGTAGGATACTATGGAGCTAGGATTTTGAGATTTACAGAAGTACTTGAATAATTTAGAAGCCCCGCCAACAACACTAGTGTCTTGTGCTACTGCGTACCTACCAATCTCATACTCATACTTATTGCCAAATCTACATTTATTGAATGTCATCATCGCTACTAGAGAATTCTTATAGAATAGACCATAGTAAAAGGAGCCGGCTAAAAATCCCTGAATATGGTTGGTGTCTAAAAATATTCTAGCATCCTTAGAAGGTACCTTGGCAATACGTGTTTGTCTAGCGTATATCCTATGTGAGGTTTTACCCAGAGCATGTTTCAGCATAGACTTAATAAGCGGCTTATTCTTTTCCCACATAAAGTTGTACAGGTGGATTAACTTGCCGTCAAACAGTTCCGTCTTCTCTAAATGGTAGGTACTAGACTTACCCGCTTTTTCTGAGTGCCAGAAGTCCCCGTTAAACTCTATACCTATGTTAGTCCCGTCTACCAGTATATCAATCTCCTTGCCATCTGGTAATACGCCTCTAGAAGTATCGAACCCTAGGGACTTGATATAAGCCTCTACCTCCCTCTCAGGAGCACTACGTTTTAGTTTTTCAGAGCATACCCTACACGTGTTATTCTTCAGATGATTGAAAGCGTACTTAAAAGTATGGCCACAGGCTAGGTTTCTAAATGTATGCTGATATTTATTGCCTAGATACTCCTCATCTACAAGTTCTAGGCCGAGCTCCGCGCACTTGTCCCTAACAGTGTCAATAGAGGTCCGACATCGTTTAGCAGTTTCCATCGCCTTGCAGTTCGGGCACCCTACCCCCGCGTTAATTAGTCTAGTAGGTTGTACTTCCCATGAGTGGGAGCATTTAAGACATAGAAAAGTACATTTTTTAGTATACCCCTGGTACCCTTGAACGTAAGAGAATTGAGAGGGTAAATTAGACAACATAGTCTCTATAGGGCGACAGCTCTTAGTCTTCTTACTACAGCGAGAACAGTTGGGAGTTAGCAGCACGTCCTGGGGTCTACGTGGCTCTGATACTCCACAGTGTGAGCACTTATGTAGTATAGGCACGCCTACTCCTTTAAACTCTCCTAGCACAATAAACGAGGAGCCTAACTCTACTAGTTCCTTCTTATAAGATGCGGTAGTACGAGCCTTCCTAGCATTCTTCTTAATACCTGCACGCCTAGCTCGTCCTCTTACTGCCTCTGCGGACAGCCCTAGCATATCCCCCATATCTTGGTAGGACTTACTGGAGATGTTTTGTCTTATATAATTTAATACTTCTTCTTTGGTCATGAGAATCCTCCATTTTCAGTTATTATACCTACATTTTGTCCGTTATGCAATTAAAATTTTATAACTTTAATATTTCGGTCTGACAGAATGTGCTGAAAGAGGAATCCCATTTTGTAGCTATTTAGCGAGCAAAACTGTATATAGCATAGCGAAGCGCATCGGCCATATGGCTATATTCGTTATGCAGGGGCCTGTCTTTAAGTAACCCCTCTTTAGGGTCCCATCTATAGTTTATAAACATCTCTCTAGTAATAGGACAGTCATTGCTCACTATAATCTTGTCTCTCTCTAGGAGGGCTGCTACGTATGCGATACCATCGTTAACAGATTTCTTAGCTGGCATCGAACTTATGTCGTACTCTATAGCTAAGTCCGCCCTGAACTGGGCAGCGGCAGAGTCACAGACAACTATATCAATGTCGTAATCGTCTATCTGCTGCTGGAACTTCTTAGCATGGGATCTAGTAGACTTCTCTTTCTTCTGGTACTCACTGACAATATAAAAGATGTCATCTTCGTTATCATACTTTATAGCTATGGATGCTGTCTCATCCCTATAGCCCTGGTCAACTCCCATCAAGCCCTCATAACGTCTATAGTCATCGAAATCAAACTCGCTAAGGTCGCGCATGTGCTTATCTACGCTAAATGATTCGTATATTCTACCTTCAAATACACTGAAGTCTGCTTCATATTCCTGTCTAAAGAATGCGTCCGAGTTAGTTATTCTAGCCTGTTCAATATCAGACTCACTAGCCCTAGGATTGTCCCTCCAGGTTCCATGAATAGATACCCAATCTGATAGTTTAGGGTCGGCTGATTTACCGCGCTCAAAGAATGTCTTAAACCAGTTGGATCCACGAGGGGTGGAAATAAAGATAGCCTTAGAATTAGGTTTGTCTAGAGTAGGACGCAAAGCAACCTCAAAAGCCTTACCTCCCTTATCGGATAAAGCTGCTTCATCGAATACTATGAGGTCGTAAGAACGTCCAACCGCACTGTCCGCCTTATCAGCAGAGGCTAACTTAATCATAGTACCGTTTGACAACCACATTTCCCTGTCTTTTTCATTCTTTTTAGTAGTACCTATTCCGAACTGCTTTACATACTTATTCATTTCATTCCAGCCGATAGATGCCAAGGAGTAGTTAGGGGCTACTATTAATATATTATTATTAGGTTCCAACGCTTTTAAAAAAGCTAGGGCGAACGATACTAGAGATTTACCTACACGTCTACTAATACACCCAACTATAAATCTATGCCTAGGGTCGTTTAACGCATTCACGATACCTATCTGAGGGTGGTTCAACAG